CTCTATCTTGCCCGGGGATGTAGAGCCCGTAGCCGCGGAAGTGCACCAGGTTGTTAAAGGTATCCCGGCAGGTGGTGTGGAGCTTATCGCAGCCGCTATGAACGCTAAAGCCATCTCCAATCTGCAAATCATAAGGGAGGGCCAGGTTTAGTGTTATCACGCTTCCAGAAATACTCTTAACTTCTTGCTTGAATCCGGCATTGCTCCCGCTGGTGAATGTACACAGGCCACCCGCAGTCGCAGGAACGCTGGAAGCAGTGAATACCTGGCGGCTGGTGGCAACGGTTACTGTTCCGGTAACCGTATGCGCTGCGAGATTCACAGTGCAGCGACTATCACCCAGGTCCGCGTTGCAGCGCTTGCCGTAGACCCGCCCTATCGTCTGTTGCAGATATTGCGTCAGGCCTCGAACCTCCGCAGTGAATACGCCGCGTTGGACGTCGAACTTTCCCAAGCGCCCCGTGCGTAGAGTCAATTGCCCTTGTGAGAGGTCCTGGTAGTTGACTTGGAAAACCTCGATGGTGGCGTGGTCATAGATCCCGGCTAGCAGATCTGCCTCCGTGATGCCGGCTGCGTCTAATAGGATTTCGGCATCCAGGTTATCGACTTCAAGCCCTGCGGTAGTCTGCACGGCGGTAGCGCTATACGAGGCCGATGATTCGTAGGTAAAGCCTCCATAGGCAATGTCCTCGTCATGCGTCGTGAAGCGTTTCACTCCCCCGTCTGTGCGCGTGAGCGTGAGAAGATAAGCAAGCGTCGTCGTCTCGCTCGCCAGATGCGTCAGCAGATTTGCCGAGACCGATTTGCTCAAATCCGCACCTCTACGATCGGTATGGCGCTCGCCACATAGATCCCCCGATCATCATGAGTGATGTCCAGGCTATCCGTGTCGAAGCGGCCAGGTACGTCAAATTCGCCCGACCAGGTAAGAGCATCAGCCGGCTGGGGATACTTAGCGGCGGCGCCGCCGCTGGTGTAGGTGCTGTAGTTGGTGGTATTGACGCCGATCGTGAAATTGGTGGTATCTACCACGGTGATCGTGAAGGCAAGCGAGTTCACCTGCGTCATCCCCCCCACGCCACTGATCCAGATAACGTTCCCGGTGCTGAATCCATGCGCCGTGCTGGTTGTTACCTTGCCCGGGTTGGCCTTGGTAATAGCCGTGATGACTTTGGATACATCGGCGACAAAGGTGATGACCCCACTGGTCGTGTCAAGCGTGTAGTGAGTCGTCAGGGTTTGCAGCGCGGCGTTGCGATAGAGTGCTGCGCCTGCAACCGGCTTCTTGACGTCCCGGTCCCGGGTATTGGCGCCGCTCGTGTAGCGTTTCCTGAGCTGATAGGTGGGCGCGCCAGTGCCCACCCCCGTGCCCAGCTTGCCGTCGCTTGTGGCGACCTGATAATCGGTCCAGTCCTTGATCCGGAAGGTATTACCGCGCCCCTGGGCGACGGCATGAAAGAAGGCTACCAGGGCATCCATGTCGGCCTTATTCTTGATATAGGAGACCTCCAGACGACGCAGCGCGTTCTGCCAGTTGATGTTTCGCGACTCGTACCCGCCGAAGTTGCGAGCGACGCTCGTATTGTAGGCAGTAGAAACCTTAGCCCCGTAAGAGATGTTCTCGGGGAAGCGAGGGGACTCGATGAAGGCCATAAATTACGCGGCGAGGGGACTGCCGGATTCATCCGACAGGGGAATCGCCGCCCTCCAAGGTGCAAAAGTGTGACGCGCATCACCGACATCCCGTTTGGACTGTGCTACGCTACTCCCACCAAACAAATTGGCAGGCTGGGACGCCGCCTGGGGCGTGCAAGCGTGGTTGGTAATCTGCGTTTCGCCCAGAAGCCGTCGGGGCTGCGATGCCCAAGCGGGCAGAGATTCGGCAGTAGTGGTTTGAGTCATCATTCTGCTCTGTTAGAAGCCGTCTGCTTTAGCTGACGGAGCGTCACTAGAGATTACGTTGTGCGCGCCGGAGGTGCCTGGCGTAGTCTGCGGTGATTTGTCCTTGCGAACGCCGGAAGCTCTCCGCGTTGGGGGTTGTAATGTTCATGATGACAGTGACCGGCTGGGATCCGCCTTGTGCGCGTACACCCAGCTCCCCGCCAGGCAATCGGCTCAGCGGCAGCACTGCTTCTGGTCCCGCCTCGCCCATCAATCCCAGGCCATTCGCCAGGGGAAACAGCATCGGCGAGGACACTACACCGCCCGCGGCAAGGGGAATGATTCGACCGGAATTGAAGACGCCTCCGCGGGCAAATCCTAACATTTTGAGTAAGCCGCCCATGAACCCGCCGCCTTTGGCTCCATCACCGAGGTACCCGCCCATCTTCCCCGTCTCAGCAAAATCGCCCATCAAAAAATTCATCAGTTGGGAAGCGAGCAGGTTAGCCACCATCCGGTCGAGCGTGGCCTTGAAGCTGGTAGCCAGGTCGCCAAACTTGCCTTGCATGGCATCGAAGAAGAAATCAGCCATCGCGTCTTGCATGTTGCGGGCGGCCTCTTTGACGAACTCGGTCATCTCGTTGTGGGTATCGGCAAAGCGCTTGCTTATCTCGTCCATCTTGGCCGATCGCCACTCGTCTCTAGCGTCCATGATCTCCATCCATTGTTTTGAACCGGTCTCGGCTTGCAAGAGCAATTCGTCCCACTTCTCGCTCTCAATCTCAAGCTGGGCCAAAGCCCGCTCTTTGTCGTTCTCGATAAGATCCGTGTTGGTAGCGCGCGTTTCCTCCCGGAGTTGTTCTAGCCCCTGGGTGATTACCCGCTGTCGTTCCTCAGCGGCTCGCTTAAGCTCCTCCTCGGCTTTCTTCTTTCTCTCCATGCCGTCCAGGGAGTCGGCCAATGCGGTCGCATTGGCCAGTTGGGCCTCCGTGGCTCCCCGCAACGAAAGCTCGTAAATCTGTGCATGAGCAGAGGTTTGGTCAAAAGTGGCTGTCTGAACTTGGAGCGATTGCACCAGCCGGTCGATGTCCTCTTGGAGCTGCTGTGCAGGTGATTTTTTGCCGCCTCCTGATCGCTTTTTCTTGCCGCCACTCCCATCAGCAAACAGGCTTGAGAGATTGAGATTGACCGGAGGTAGGGCGATGCCAGTGGGTGTGGTAGCGGGTGGGGTCGGTTGAGCCAGCACGCCCCTATTGGCAGCGCGTTCCTCCGGCGTTCTAGTCCACACGTCTGCAAGTTTGCCGAAGTCGCCAAAATCTTGCTGCAACCAGCCAGCAGTCTCGCCTATAGCTGTTCCGATAGTGGTAAATACGGACGCTACTCTAGCCCCGTTCGCGAGTATGAAATTAAATAGGCTACCTATACCGCTTCCAAACGCTTCTAAGGAGGCTCTAAACTGTGGATCTGCTAGAGAGAGCTTAACGTCCCCTAGACTCTTGACTAAACCTGAACCAATGATGGTCGCAACGTTATTGATTTGCGTCGTGAGTGCGCCCAGCGTATCGTTAAAGGCATCAGCGGCCTCGGCTGCTTCCTTGGACATTTCCCCGCCCATGTCCCGTAGGGCTTGCTCTTGCGCTTCAATCGCCTGTATGCCCTGATCGAGAAAGGGCACCATATCCGGCCCCGCCGATCGACCAAAAAAGGCGGCGGCAATCGCCGCTTTCTCGGAGGCATCTTTAGTGGTAGCCATTGCCGCTACAACCCGCTCGAAAGCTGTCTCAGTGTCCAGATTTTTGATCTGGCCCATCGAAAACCCCAGCGCTTGAAACTTCTCCTCGACCTCTTTAGCACCGAGCTTGGCCTTACCGAGCAAGTTACTCAGCGATCCCAGCCCACCGGACAATGACTCAAAGCTTGAATTAGACTGCTCAGCCGCGTACTTCAAGGTCGATAGCCGTTCAACCGTAATCCCGACCTTTTGGGCTACCTCATTCATCGAGCCTGCCGTATCGATGCCCGATTTGACAAAGCTGGCAAAGGCACCCCCGCTAAGGCCAGCAACGAGTCCACCGGCTAGCCCACCAAAGCGACTCCGGAGCCTATCGACAGAGCGCTGAATATCGCCCATGCGCTGATTGGCGACATGGGCTGCTCTTGACATCGAGCTTTCAAACCTCGCGATATCAGCTCTCAGCGAGACGGTAAGACTTCCAAGTGATGACATATTAAGCTTGTCTCAATTTTTGCCAGCGCCGTTTGTTGGCTTCAGATATCTTCCTTCTTGCTTCCTCTGATAGAGGTCCTAACTTTCTTCCCTTATTGGGGCTAATTCTTCCTTCCACGGTCTAACGCTCCAAAGAGATGTTTGATTTGGTCATTGAGGGTTTCTTCCTGCGGTTTCTCGCGTTCCACGAACGGCATGAAATCAAGCGGTGAATAGGCCGGAGTGCCCTTGCCCCGGTTGCAGTTAGCCAGCGTAGAGGCGATAACGCCGCTGCGATAGTCGGCCCGAACCTCGCCCCAGGGTTCGATCCGGTAGTAGGCCATCCATTCAGTCAGCTCCGGCGAATCAATCCGTGAAAGAAGTTCCTTAACAGTCATTCCCAGCGCGAGCGCAAGGCTAAAACAAAACTTTCGCTCAGGCTGGGACCTTAGTTTTTTTCAGCGTCCTCAAGCTCGGCATCGCCCAAGCGATTAAGCGTCATGATAGCCTGTGCTAGCCGTTCGATGGGTTGCCAGCTCTTGAGCGAGAGCGCTTCAATATCCTCATCAGCGAATATCCTGTTGCCCGATTCATCGACCGTGCAGAATGCCACAAGGCGAGCACTGATAGCCTTCGTGTTTCGTTCCCCGTCTGGACCTACCAAACTAAGATTGAATGCATCCCGGTCTGCTCCGGTCATGGTGGTGACGAGCACATCACCCCCCCATTCAGGCACAGAGACTACTACTGGCTGTCTATCCTGTGCATTCAGGATATCCTCACGGCTTAGGCCCATGTGACCGCTCCCGTTACTTCCAATTGAATGGATGCCGACACCTTAGAATCTACCCCTGAGCTGATGGTAAAGCCCATGCAGTAGGCCGCAAAAGAGAGGGTAGTGGCCGGCGTATCCGTCAGCACGATCTTGTAATTCCGTCGGGTAGCGCTCAGCCGATCATTGCGGAGCTGGGTTTGTCCTGCATCGCCCGGGACGAGGTTGACCTCCAGCGTTACCTGGCCCTCATCAGGCAGGCCGATGATCTTCTCTTTCGCCGTGCTAGCGAGGTGCGTTGCATCGATTACCTGCGCTGAGCCTCCGGGACCGCTTATAGAAACGACCTCACCAACATTAGCGAACACTTCAGGGGTTCCGCCGTCACCATACTTAAAAACTACTCCCTGTGACTTCATTGCATTCGTTGCCATACATCATTGCTCCTGGAAATGAAAAACCGCCCTCAGGCGGTCAGTTAATAGAGGTGTAAAGTAAGGTGTAAAGTGTAAGATTCAATCCGGCCTATCTAGCCCATAATGGCTACTCTTCTGCCCATAGAGAGAAATCGAGACTACATCTGTAAATCCGGGTCTCGGGTTCATAGTCATCCAGATCGGTCAGCAGGAGCGCGGCGAATCCGTCCATGCTCTCGGTCAGTGCCGCTCTCACTTGCGCGGCCAGGGCTTTACTCGTGTTGTAGCTCAGCGCCCATATATCGATTTGAATGCGCGGATTCTCAAGACCGCTGTGCCCGCCTATCGAGGCGATATGCTCAGCACTTATCCGTTGATAGGTGATCGCGGGTAATACGGGAGTTTGCGGCATGAGCAGTGGATAGATCCGCGTACCTACCAGGGCTGAAACACCTGCATGCGCAGTCAGCCGCGCATAGAGAGAGGATTCAATGCTCATGAGCGCGAAGCTTCAATCTCAATCCGCTGTCTCAATTTCTCAGCAATCCGCTGTACAGCTTCAACCTTTTTAGATTCTAGCGCAGGTCTCAAATAAGGCTGCGCAGGATGTCGGCTCGTACCGAGTTCTTGATACATTCCGTGAATGGCGTTTTTCGGGTCGCCCTTCTTTCCCTTGCGACTCCAGGTAACCTCTACCGTTGGGATCCTAGCTCTTCGTGATCGCCGCTTGATGAGGTTGCGTTTGAGCTTGCCGGTGTCGACGGGCGCGCGTCGGCTTGCCTCCTGGCGTATCACCTCGGCGCCTGCCATGAGCGCAGAGAAAAGTGTACGTTTGGCCACTTTATCCGGGAGTTGCCTGAGTCGGATCTCCAGCTCCCGTAGGCCTTCAACCCGGATGCTACCCGCCATCATTCACTCCGCTCGAACACATCAATACCAACTCTCGGTTGCGGTTTTCGAGGTTGATCACGCTCTGGATGTTGTAAAGAATAGCGCCGAACTTGATTCGCAGCGCGGGTGTCACGTCATCGCGATAGCGTATCCGGATCCGAGTCGTCGTCTCTGCGTTAACCTGTTGCGCTTGGAAAAGCTCGCGCCCCGATAAGGCAGCGACTTCAGCGAATACAGGGGCACTATCTAGCCACGTCTCAAGGGGTTGTCCATACAGATCTTGAGATTCGATTCTTGCTTGGAGTGTGATCCGATGGCGTAAAGAACCAATGCGCATTTAACCGAGAGCCAGGATACTTTTAGTAACCTGCCACCATGCGGCGCTGTCATCCCAGGCTAGTCGGGTATTACCGAGCCACCCGCCCCAGATCACAACGCCATCACAGAGCCCCAGGACCGTCTCCAGTTGCAACTGCCAGAAGTTCCGATCAATGAACTGATAGGCCAGGTTAGCGTTTGAGTTATGGTACTGAGGCCAAAGGAAAGGATAAACTGGGCTTTTATAACGCTGTGCTTCGGCAATGTTGGCCTGGGCATATTTCACCCAGCCCGCGGGATCAGGGTAGAAGGTATACAGTGATGGAAAGAGCACATCGACTGCCACGGCCAGGGATGCCAGCGCATCGTTCCCTTGCTGCCACTGCTTGTAGGCGGGATCGGCTGGACCTTTGATCGCCCGCCAGTAATCGCGCATGGGGACCATGGCATAAAAACCCGTGCGGATCTGCGGATGGTAGTTGCGCCACAAAGCGAGCGTATCGATATAGGACTGAATGCGCTCTGGTAGGGGCCAGTGCTCAATATTGAGCGCGGTGAATGCGGTCGGATCCAGATCGCCGATTTTTGTAGGCAATCCTTCACGGTCCTCGCCCAGCTCCCACAGTGCTGAGTTACCGGGCACGTAGCACCGAGGCAGCCCCAGGTCCGGTTTATTGAGGTAGGCTGTTGCGTCAAATAGGGGGATCATGGGATTAGCCGAGACTGCTAAAAATCGCCTTCGCAACCGTTTCGCCATAAAGCCGGTTGCCTTTCCAGGCGAAGTGGGTGCCATCAACCGAGTACGCCGCCTGTTGCATCAGTGCCGGATCCCCTCCAATCCCGGCATAAACGTCTGCGGTCTTTACCCGATCATAGCCCCAAGTTGCGCCATAGGCTGTATTCCACCAGGCCGGGAGCGTCGTGCGAATGAAATTCCTAAACGTGAGGTGACGGGCTTTGAAAGCCGCATCCGATAGCTCTGTTTCATTGGGAGGCATCGTGCAGCAGAAGATCCTCTGTACCGTGGTTCGTGACGTCTCGGCAGTGCCGAACATAAACTTCTCAATCGTATCTTTGTACTCCGCCTCGAAGTTTTCCTGACTGTTGGCATTGATACAGTCATTAGTGCCCCCCATGATGACGACCGTATCAGGCTGCCAGGCAAGCACCGTGGCCACTTGGAGTTTGAGCTGGTTAGCATGGGTGCCAATCCACCAGCCCGGATTCTCTGAGATATTCAGTTCGCCTGGCCGAATACCCCGTTTCGCGAGGTAGCGCCGGAGACTGAATCGCGCTGCATTATCCCGGTAAGGGCCGTTTAGAGCCACATTATCGGTGATAGAATCGCTTAAGAAGGCAACAGACCGCAACTGGGGATGCACGGGCATTATACCGGCGGGTGCCAGGAGGGAGATTTGCAAGTTGCGGATGAAGTGGTTCTTGACAAAGGTTCCCGCTACCCCTCGAATCGATCCAATATATAAACGGTTAGCCATATTGGCTAACGTTGCGCTGAACTTGTTGCCACCCACCGGAAGTCCATCCACAGCCAGCATCAGGGGGCTTCCGTTGTTCAATGACTGCCAGCCGACCTGCACGGTGACAAAATCCCCTTTATCCTCGCTATGATAGGACGAGGTAGGAGCAATGCCGGTGTTTACAACCCAGTCACTGAAGTCGAAAGAATACGAGTTAACATTGTTGTAACCGGTTGCCGTAATCTCTCCACTGACACGTTTTCGGGGTGCAGCTAGTGCGGTAGAGGTCCCATCGGGGGAAAAACTTAACGCAGATTCTTCTGAAGCAGGCACATACCCACTGGTTCCATTGGATGGATCATGACGTGCTCCCCAGTCCCGTTCTATCTCGAGCGAAATGTGTCCACCGTCCTGTAAGGCTAGGATAGTTGACGTAGCCGTTTGGAGTAGATAGCCCGCATTCCCGCCGTTACCGTCATTGGCCTTCATACCCCGCACCGGATCGTGAATCGGAGCAGCGGTCGTGTTGGTCACCGTAGACCACAGGCCGCTGATGTCTGCTGCCGTAATGGGTCCTTTGAGGGAGTGACGAAATAGGACTGAATCATCCTCGGTCCCATAATCGAGCCAGCCGGGGAAGTGCTTAGGCATTATCTACCCTCCTACACTGCTCGCCATATGGACGGCTGCAGCCGTTGCGCCTTTCTGCCGTAGGCGCAATTTTTTGACCCGAAACTTGAGTTTGTATACCTTGCCGGCAGCACACTCGTTCGATAACGCCGTCGCGCCTGTGGGCGTCGCGGGTTGGGTATGCGCATCGCTGACGAGCACAGGGTTGGTAGCAGAGTCGGTCCAGCTAGCCCCATCGAGACTAATCTCGATGTCGGCTGTTCCTGCCGTCACGCGGAATGCATGGGTATCGAACATGCTGCTGTCCGCCGTCGTGAACAGAATATCGTTATCGTTGGTCCCGGTCCCCGACTGCTCTGCATAATAGGTATTGGGATAGAGGCCGCGGTAATCTTTACCCAGGGCTACCTGTTCAGCCACCTCCTCGGTTGCGATCTCGACCAGGCGCTTCGATTTGCCCTGTCTACCGACGGGCAACAATTCATCTGCCATATAAATCCCTCTTAAACGGTGAGGACCCGATAGGGGTCCAAGAGCCCTTCCATGAAGGCATGCGGCAATGCCAAAAGATTTTCAGTACTGTGCTGCTCGCGCTGTTCATAGAGCGTCGCTATCCGCATGAACATCCATTGCTTTATCGAGGCGGGTACCGCCGCGGCATTTCCGTACCCCGCGACGAATCGAACTGTAATGTCGTTCAACTCCCCGCGTGTAGGCGGCCATACCTCCCCCCAGGCGGGGGTAATGCGGCCAGGAGAAGAGATAATATCGACCTTGTACTTTGAAGCCGCGAGTACCTGGCTAACGCCATTGCTATCGAGATAGGTAATGGAGGTAACGCTTTGCAGCGGGGGTAATGGGACATCGAGTACCCACAACGGAAAGCTATCGAGCGCATAATCCCAGGTCTGGGTCACGAGTACAC